TTCTATCAAGGCCGATGGGTTATCAACCGGCTGGACGAAAAGCAGACGCACCACAAGACGGACGGCACGCCGCGCAAAGTGGAATTCACGCTACGCCTGTCGATCTTTGACGACGGTACGACGGCCGACGACGGCAGCAGCGTGCTGGACAAGGCCAGCGGGCTGGTGACGGCCGCCACCACGGCAACCGGCACCACCAGCGCCCTGTCCGGGTTCGCGAGCATGGCAAAGACCGTGCAGACCACGGCCGCCACGGCGCTGGGCAGCCTGAAGGCGGCCGCCGCGCAGGTGCAGACTGTCGTGGGGCCGGTGCTGGCCGAAGCAAACAGCGCTATCGGCGCGCTGAACCGTTCCATTTCCGTGGTGAATGATCTGCGATCCACGGCCGCCAACGTGGCCGCGCAGGTGCAATCCATCGGCAATATCGGCGCCGTGTTGAGCGGGTCAAAAACGCTGCTGGACAAAATCGAGGCACTAGGCACGGGCGCTTCGTCGGCAACCCGCGTTATCGGGAATATCAGCCTTGTGGCGGGTTCCGTGCCGTCCAGCGTGTCCACGGCCCTGTCGAGCGCGAGCAACGCCACCGCGTCCGTTTCCAGCCTGCTGGATAGCACAAAGACCGCTGCCAATTCCCTGCTGGCCAAATTCTCATGACAGCACAATATCTTTCCCGCGAAGGCGACACGCTGGACTATATCGCCTGGGCGCAATACGGGACCGTCACACCGTCGATTCTTAACGCGGTGCTGGCGGCTAACTATGGCCTGGCTGACCTGGGGCCGGTGCTGCCGGTGGGCACCGTCGTGGCGCTGCCTGCAATCGACGTGGCAACGGACGTGGCGACCACGGGCGAGGTTTCGCTATGGACGTGAACGTTACGCCGTCGTTCTCGCTGAAGGCGAACGACAACGACATAACGACCATCATCGTGGATCGGTTTGTATCGCTTTCGCTGACGGACGAAACCGGCGACAACGCGGACAAGCTGGAAATTGTGCTGGCCGACCACGTGGACGATGCGCGCATTAAAAAGCCGCCCACGGGCGCGGAAATCGCACTATCGCTTGGCTATGACGGCGTGATGACGGCGAAAGGGATGTTCGTATGCGACAGCGTGCGCCGCACGGGCTGGCCACGCCAGCTTACGATTGTGGCGCACGCTGCGCCGTGGGACGAAACACCGAAAGGCAAAATAGACTTTCAGTCCCACAAGTCGCGTGCGTGGAAGGTGGGAACGACCATCGGCGCAATGGTCCAGAAGATGGCGAAAGAGCATGGCATGACCGCGCTGGTTTCGCCATCGCTGGCCAGCGTGGCGCTGCCGCACATTAACCAGTCCGAAGAATCGGATATAAACCTGCTGCTGCGCATCGCGAAGAAATACGACGCCATTGCAAAGCCAGCCGGTGGAAAGCTGATTTTCACCAAGCGGGGCGACGCCACGACGGTAAGCGGTGCGGCGCTGCCAAAAATTCCGGTGGCGGCCAGCGATTGCGGCGCATTCCAGTGGGAAGAATCCACGCGCGAGTCGGCGGGCACCGTGGTGGCCTATTACCACTCGAAGCGCAGCGCGAAGCGGCACGAAGTAACGGCGGGCACGGGCGAGCCGGTTAAGCGCCTGAAGCAGTATTTCCCCACGCCCGCCATGGCCCTGGCTGCCGCAAAAGCGGAACTGGCGAAGCGGGCGCGCGGTGCGTTCCGGTTCAACGTGAATATTCCGGGCGAGCCGCGATTGACGGCCGAATGCCTGCTGGACGTTACCGGGTTTGGTGACGAGTCAGACGGCGAATGGCTGGTTAAGCGCGCAATTCACAACATGAGTAAAGACGCATATCGCTGCGTGGTTGACTGCGAAAGACCGAACAGCGACGCCGACGTGGAAGCAGTCATGAATGGCACGGAATCGGACGCGGCAGACTAGCGAGAGCCGTATTATCCAGATGGACGAAACGCCGACCGTTCGCCACCGCCGCTGCCGCCCCGCGCGCCCCTGCATGCCAGGGAAGCGGGGTTTATCCAGATGAACGCAGGCCGCCCGCCTGCGCTTCGTTTTAGTCTTCCTCGCCTTCCACGTCCATGGCTCCATGAAGCGGGCAGGGCGGGCGGCCGACTTCCAGCCACTTGCGCGTGATTCGCACCGTGTAGCCGCATTCGGCGCACATGGCTTTGAGAAGCCGGGCGGATTGCTTTTTGGGGCCGGTGGACGATTCACCATCGCTTTCTTCACCCAGGCTAGAACCGTCGTCGCCTTCCCCGCGTTGTTGCCCGCGTGCATTGGTCCAGCGCAGGCTGGCGTGCGGGATTTTGCCCAGCTTGTCAATGAACGGTTGCGCCCACTCCACGAACGCCGGGCCAGGCGTGGTGGCCGTAAGCGGGCGGTTCATGCCAAGCGCCAGCGCCGTGCGGGCAAATGCGCCTTGGTGGCCGCACTCAAAACCCACGGCCGCATGCGTCAGTTCATGCGCAAGGTGGCACGCGATAACCATAGAATCGGCTTCGTCCGGGCGGATATGGATTTGAAAGCGCTTATCCGCGCTGGCGCTGGAATGCCAGCACTCCGCTGCTGCGCGGCCGTCTTTGCCTGCGGACGGGAAGCCCACGGACACATAGAACGGCGGCAGCGGGTGGCCCAATTCTTCGAAGCGCGGGGCCATCAAGTTTGCCATTTCGTTAAGCCAGGTTTCGCGGTTCATGCTGAAAGTCCCTTTCGTTTCGTTATTCGTTTAAACGCAAAACGGATTCTAGTCGTTTACTTTTGGAAACGCAAGCGGGCGTAAAAAAGCCCGTGGCGAACAATCCACGGGCTTATTACTTCAGGCTATGAAAACAGCCTTACTTATGCTTAAAAAGGTATATCGTCGTCCATTTCATCGAAGCCGCCGCCCGCTGGCTTACCTGCTGCGGCCGGGCGTTCCTGCCGTTCGCGCGCCGGGCGTTCGCTGCGCTGGCCACCATCGCCTGACGATCCGCCGCCTTCGCGCGGGCTGCCTAGCATTTTCATGGTATCGGCCACAATTTCCGTGCTGTAACGGTCCGTACCGTCTTGCGCTTGCCACTTGCGCGTTTGAATCTTGCCCTGGATGAAAACACTTGCTCCAGACTTCAGAAACTGGCTAACGATTTCCGCCAGCTTGCCGAAGAATGCCACGCGGTGCCATTCGGTGCGTTCCTGTTTGGCGCCGTCTTTGTCTTTCCACGTTTCCGTGGTTGCAATGCGGATATTGGCTACAGCGTCACCGCTGGGCAAATACCGCACTTCAGGGTCCGCGCCCAGGTTGCCAATGAGTTGCACTTGATTCAAATATGCGGGCATGAAAGTGACTTTCCGAAAGTTAAATTGTATTACGAAAGACGCATGTTACGCGAACGTGGACGGCTGCGCCACGGCGCGAGTAAGCATCATGAAGCCGATTTGCAAATGGCGCTTCCCTTCCTCTTCCCAGCCCATGGCTTCGATTGCCACGGACTGGTTTTCTTCGTCGCCACGCGCGGCCGTGTACTGTTTCGCGGTGCGCTTTTGTACGGCTTCCACCAGCCGTTTTGTTTCTTCCCCGTGCGCCTGGATGCGTGCCAGAAGTTCTGCCGTTTCCGGGCTGGTGTTTTGCGTCATTTGGTCCATTTGTGGTTCCTTTCTTGCTATGTCAACGCGGAACGTTTAATACATTCCGCGTGAATGATTATCAGCGATACCTTTCAAATTCTCTAGCGCAAACAGGGCCACAAAACAGCCTTAATTCGTCGCCTTCGAACGGTTCGGCACACCGTGGATTTTTGCAGCAGCCTTCTGCGGCCACACGCGGCGCTGCTTCCGCGCGTGCCCGTTGAGCCTGGATGGATTGCGCCAGGTCAATCTCGATTCTGTGCTGGGCTTGGTCCAGCACGTCCGAAAACAATTCAGCCATTTGCATGGTTCTCTGCGCGTTCCATGGCGATGACGGCGCCAGCCAGGTAATTGATTGCGCCCAGCAGTTCCCGCACGCCAGCGCCGTGCGGCAGGCGCTGCGATTCTTCGGATTTTTTGAACGCCTGGCCCAGCAGCGCGCCGACACCGAAACGCCGCGCCATGTCCTGCATAACTTGCGCGTCGAACGGTTCGCCGTCTTGCGCGTGGCGTTCCGCACCCTTGCCGTGGGCGGCCTGCTGGAAAGCGCGAGCCAGCACGCGGGCAAGGCTCTGATAGCCGGGCGCGTCCAGCAGCACGCCGGATTCAGCATGCGGCTTCTGCGGAATCACTTCCAAGGCGCCGAAATGGAAATGGTCGTGTGCGCCGGGCTGTTTGCTGGCAAGCTGCACCACCACCATGCTGCCGTCGAACCGAACCACGCGGCCGTCGCAGCCCGCCATGGGCACGTGTACCGTGTCGCCCACGGATACGGAAAGGGTATTGGTGGCTGTCATTACGCCGCCCCTTCCAAAGCAGCATTCACGCCCGCCAGTTCAGTGCCACCCGCTTGCGCTTCGGTGCGTTGCTTGTCGAACGCAGCGGCCTGTTCCTTCAGGTCTTCCGGGCAGCCCTTGGTGCTGATGCGCTTTTTGATCGCGGCCGGTACGGCTGCCCACGCCTTTACCAGTTCGGCGGTGCCCTTTGCCGCTTCCAGGCGCAGCGCGTCCAGCGTGCGTTGCTTTTCTTCGTCCACCTTGGTGCCGCCATCCACCCATTCACGGATGCGCAGGCCGTGTTCATAGCCCAGGAAGCCTTCGTGCCAGCCGACCGTCCCCACGATTTCTTCCAGGTCCGGGTGGCTTTTCAGCACTTCGCGCTGTTTGCCGCCGTCGTACATCATGATCGACACGGTAAGTTCGAACGGGAAATTCTTTTCGCAAATCGGCTGGATGCCCTGCGGTTCGTATTCCGTCTTTCCGTTGACCCGGACCATTTTCGTTTTTTCGCGGGCACGCATGCACGCGATAACGTGCATAGGCGACGACAGCAGCGCATTCACGAAACGCTTATGCTCTGCCTTTGCGTCGTTCCACTTTGGAACCTTCAACACTGAGCCGGGCGGGTTCGCGATTTCTTCACAGCCGCCAGTGCCTTCCCATTCATGCGACGTGCTATCAATAATCAGCACTTCGAAACCAGCCTTTGCCGCGCCTTCAATCACGTCAATGTAGCGTTGCGGGCTGAACGGCGCGTACAGGTCGTGAATCATGAATTTCTTCACGTTGCCTTCTGCGTCCTGCAGGACGCGGGCGAACAGACGGCCGCGCCGGTTTTCCGTGCAGACAAAGCCGATTTTCGACGTGTCGCCCTTCACCATGCCGTGGGCGATTTCCAGCGCCGTGCGGGTCTTGCCGCCGCCGCTCACCCCAGCCAGGCCAATCACCAGCCGGGCGCCTTCGCGTTCCGCAACTTCAAATTTGATAGTCACTTTCTTATGTTCCTTTTAGGCCGCCAAGACGCTGCACGCCCTGGCTGACATACCAAGCTGGCAATGCCAGGCTTTCCACTTTCTCGCTGTACGCCGGAAACTTCCCGCTTTTCAGGCATTCCGCGTATCGGTTCAGATTTGCCCGATACTGCATCCGGCCTAGCTCTACGTCTTCCGCTCGCAACACATACACGCCGACCGCATGCGGCGCCCTTTTTTCCACCGCGATAAACACAAACGCACGCGGCTTGCGCTTCACTGCCGCCAGGCCATCCCTGTAAAACGGGTCCTGGACGTGATACCGATAGTTAGCGCAAGACTTCGCGAATTCATGCGGGCTTGCGTCTTCCGTCGTCTTCAGGTCCACCACGTAATCGTCGTCAGTCAGGTAATCAGGCCGACAGCGACACAGCACGCCTGTTACCTTGTCAATCCAGTACACGGATTGTTCAGGACGCCCAGGTTTTTGCAGCAAGGCTGCTGCCTTCGGATGCGCCATAACGGCTTCGCGCATCTTGTGCAGCACGTCCCATTCTTCCGTTTGCAGGATCGAGCGGTGGCCGTTGTTGCGCTCCCATTCCGCCTTCAAATCCCGCCACAACGTCACCGGCTTACCGTTCGACCGCAGCAGTGTTGCAAGCTGTTCCGTCGATCCTGAAACGGGCAGCAGCCCTTCACGCGACTCGTTCAGCACGCCAATAAGCTGCTTCAGTTCCGCGCCGCTCATTGCTTCGCAGGCTTCACGCGTCCACACCATCGTGTCCACGTCCGTTTGCGCTGCAATGATGCGTTCAATCTGTTCTGCCTTCGCGCCCGTGGCTGCCAGTTTTGGCAGCCGCTTTGCGTTCAGGCTTTCCACCATCGACACCAGCACTTCCTTATCGTCAATGGCTTCGGGGTAATCGCTGCGCCGCATGCCCAGCGTGTATTCCGTCGCAAACACCTTGGGTTCCAACACCAGCGCATGGAACGCGGTTCCTATGGCCTGCGCCGCCGTTGGCACCCTGTCTTCACGCGGCGCGTCCAGTGCTGCTTTCAGATGCGCCGGGCTTCGTTCGATCAGGTCCAGAAGCGACTTTGAAACCCCTGGGCCGCCGTGGTAATCCGCGTTCGAAATATCCGGGTAAATGCCTGGCCTCATGCGATGAAATCCTGTGCTTCCTATCGAACATACACAAGCGCTAGAGCGTGTTATGTGCCTGTTCAATAAGGATATTTTTAATCTTACGTTTCCAAATGTCAACACATAGGGAAACATTATTTAGGCTGTCGTTTACTACCAACAGGCCATTTTTACCTATGCGGTAAAGTTTGCCGATATTACCCGGATTCGGTCATAATTACCGAATCGTGGCGTGGATACGACAATGGCCGTAGTTCTCCGGGAATACCAATCCGAAATCATTGCGCAGGCGCGGCAAGCCCTGCGCAGGACTAAACGCGTGCTGATTCAATCGGCCACGGGATCGGGCAAAACGGCGCTGGCCACGCACATGGCTATCGAGTCCGTGGCGCGCGGCCGGAAAGTGAATTTCATCTGCCATCGCGCCGAACTGGTGGACGGCACCAGCAAGACATTCCACAAATTCGGATTGCCACACGGGTTCATTGCGGCCGGGCGACCTATGACCGTTCAGACCCTGGCGAACGTGTGCAGCATTGACACGCTGAAGGCCCGGCTGGAACAGGTTAAGGCGCCCGACGTGGCTATATGGGACGAGTGCCACCACATGGGCGCAGCGGGCTGGCAGCTTGTCATGAAGGCGTGGCCCGACACGTACCACATAGGGCTGTCCGCGACGCCGTGGCGGCTGGATGGCACGGGGCTGGGCGATTTCTTTGATGAGATGGTCATGGGTCCGTCCGTGGCTTGGCTGATCGAGGAAGGGCACCTGTCGGAATATCGGGTGTATGCGCCGCACGTGCCCGACATGAAGGGCGCGCGTAAGTCTATGGGCGACTTCGCCAAGGCCGACGCAGCAGAACGCATGGACAAGCCCAAACTTACGGGCGACACAATCGAGCATTGGAAGCGGCTGGCAGCCGGAATGCGAACGGTGGTTTTCGCCACCACGATTGCGCACAGCGAACACGTGGCCGAACAGTTCAACGCGGCAGGCGTGCCCGCTGCGCACCTGGATGGCAACACGCCCAAAGCGCTGCGCCGACAAATCATCCAGGACTATGCTGCCGGGGAAATCCTGGTGCTGTGCAATGTGGACCTGTTCGGGGAAGGGTTCGACCTGGCCAGCATCGCGCAATGTGACGTAACGATTGATTGCGTGGTCATGCTGCGGCCGACGCATAGCCTTTCTTTGTTCCTGCAAATGGTAGGCCGCGCGCTGCGCCCTTACCCTGGAAAAGTCGCCGTGATCCTGGACCAGGCGGGCAACACGCTGCGCCACGGCTTCCCCGACGACGAACGCGAATGGCAACTGGAAGGCCGCGACAAAAAGAAAGGCGGCAAAAAACAGGAAGGGCCGCCGCCGCCAATCACCTGCGATAAGTGCTTTCAGCAAATCCGCCGACCGCTGCCGCCGAAGTGCCCCACGTGCCAAAAAATACTGCTGGGAGAAGCGAAGCTGCCGGAATCCGACGACGGCGAACTGGTGGAAATCACCGAAGCAGAGAAGAAACGACGGCGCGCGATCCTGCGGCAAGAGGAAGCCGAAGCGAAGGATTTGGGCGCGCTGATCGCGCTAGGGGCGCGGCGCGGCTACAAAAACGCGACCGGCTGGGCGCATAAGAAATTCCAGAATAGCCCTTGGAGAAAGCAGCTTTCTGAAAAACAACAGACTGCGGTGGACGTGTAAAAACTGGTTGTGTTTTCTTTTGGAAACATCCATAATTGCTGCAAGTCGTGATGTTACGGGGTTTGTATGTGGTGGGTTCTAGTGATTAGCGGGCTTTTTGCTGTCCTGTTTATCTATTTGCTATGGGACAGTCTTCGGGGTGCGGCAATGTTTCCGCCGCGTGAAAACGTAAATAAGGGAGTTTGTGGATCATGAAGAAATTCGCTTTCAACGTCGCAGGTGGCGTGGTGCTGGGCCTGGTGCTGATGATTGGCCCGATCCTGGACGGCATTCGTAACATCGCGGCCTGACAGATGGCCCGCGTTCATACCCGGTGCAGGCATTGTGAAACGCGCCGCGTACTGAAGCAGCACCCGGACAAATATCACGTAGTGCCGCAGTGCAGAGTGTGCGGCCGTCGCGATTTCCGCGTGGATGCCTGGATGAACAAGCGCAACACGCGGGCCATGGCTTGCATGTGTAGCGGGTATGCGTGGGCTGGAATGATGACTGGTGCAATGCACCGCAAGGGTTCGAAGCAATGCTGGTATAGGGCCGATGGAACGCGCCGGGAGTATGGCGATTCTGATTACTTTGTACCGGATTTTTTGAAGGCCGCCTGACGGCCGATTACTAGGAGAACTGACAAATGGCAGAGAAACAGAAATCGTATCGTGACCTGATCGCAGAAGGCACGGCATCCCGCGCGAACGCCATCAAAGTTCGCATTGAGGACATTCACGAACAGCCGGGCTTTAACCTGCGCGACCCTGACGCCGTGGACGAAAACGGCGAAACGTTCGCGGAAGGGATTAACCGATTCGCAGAATACATCGTGGCGGGCGGCACGTTCCCGCCCATTGAAATCCGCATTCGCGCAGAGGGTGGCGTGTGGGTGGTGGACGGACACCGCCGACGCCTTGCCGTGCTGCGCGCCATGGAAATGGGCGCACCGCTGGCCGATAAAAACGGCGACGTGTGGATTCACACCATCGCGTTTGAAGGCAACGACGTAGACCGCCTTACGCGCATCATGACTTCCAATGAGTCGCGCAAGCTGACTGATTTGGAGCGCGCGAACGGTTACAAGCGCATGGCCGCATTCGGGCTGTCGTCCAGCGACATTGCAGCGCGAGTGGGCCGCAGCCGCCCGCACGTCGAACAGCTTTTGATCCTGGCGAACGCTAACCACGACGTGCAGGAAATGGTTAAGGCCGGGAAGGTATCGGCCACGGCTGCCATTGACCTGGTGCGAAAGGAAGGCGAAAACGCGGGCGCCGTGCTGGGCGAAAAGGTGGCGGCAGCCGGTGGCGGGCGCGTGAAGAAAGGCGACCTGAAACCGGCCGGGCTGCCGCGCAAGGTGGTGGACGAAGTGGTAGACGCGCTGGGCTGGTTCAGGAAACACGGTCTGAATGCCGAGCAGCGCAAGGTGGTGGCCCGCGCAGAGAAAGACGGCAGCGCACACGCAGACGTGGAAGTAACCGTGACGGCGGGCGCGCTGGCCGAACTGATGAAGGCGGCCGGGCTGGTGGAAGAAACCCGCAAGCAGCAGGCAGCGAAGGCGGCGGAAAAGGCAGCGAAGGCCAGCCAGGCAGAACTGCCCGAAGGCGACGACGAACAGGACGCGGCGTAATGGTCCGGGGCTACATCATTTCTTTGTGTGACCTGACGGGCCACATGGTGCAGCCCTGGGTGGATGCGGGTTATCACGCCGTACTGGTGGACCCGCAGCACCCCAGCGGAATCCGCACACGCCAGCAGCCCGACGCCGGGGCCATTACGACAATAAGCGCCACCATTGCGGAATGCGCTGGCGTGCTGGGATCGTTCTTTCGAAAGTTTCCAGAAGCGCCCGTGGTTTTCGTCGCAGGCTTCCCGCCGTGCACGGACGTGGCTGTATCGGGTGCGCGCTGGTTCGAACACAAGCGAAAAGCCGATAAGCACTTTCAGGCAAAGGCCGCGTTGGTGGCAGAGCAATGCCGCATGGTCGGAATGCTATCCGGTGCGCCGTGGTTTTTCGAAAATCCCGTGTCTGTCTTCAGCCGCATTTTCGGCAAGCCTTCGCACACGTTCAACCCTTACGACTACACGGGTTACGAACCGGCCGACAACTACACGAAGAAAACCTGCCTGTGGACTGGTGGCGGGTTTGTGATGCCAGCCCCGCGCCGCGACTTGTCGCTGGGTGCGCCGGATAACCGGATTCACACGGCGCCGCCCAGCGCAGACCGGGCCAATTTCCGCAGCGCCACGCCCATGGGTTTTGCGCGGGCTGTGTTTGAAGCGAACGCGCCGCACTTGCGCGCAATTCGAACCCCTCAATTTTTTGCGGCGGCAGCATGACGAATACGCGAATGATCCGATTGGGCGAAGTGTGCACCATGGTGGGATTATCCAAAGCCCATGTCTACACACTGATTAATCGAGGCGAGTTCCCGAAGCAAATAAAAATTGGCCCGCGCTGCGTTAGGTGGAGCATTGCGGAAATCGATGACTGGCTGGAAAAAAACAACCAGCAGCGAGCAAAGGCAACGATCGAACAGCAGCGAATTGAATACACGCCGGATGCGCACGGGCGACTCTTGAGAATCGGGCGTGTCGAGCGCATGACCGGGATCGACCGCGAACACATTCAGGCAATGATGATTCGCGGCGAATTTCCAGAAGTGGTCAGAATCGGCAAACAGTACCAAGGCTGGCGTGAGGTTGACATTAACGCGTGGGTGGCAAATCAGCGCGGAATGCCGCAGGCGGCAGCATTCGAGCAGCCGGAAGGCGACGCAGCAAAACGGCGCATGACGGTTGTTGCCGACGTTGAACTGGCGCGGGAAGTCGCAGCATACCGCGACCAAATAGAAGTAATGACGGGCATACAAGTAAGTGAGTCGCAGGCTATTTGCGGGCTTATCCGGCTTGGACTGAAGGCGGCGAAAAAGCAATGAAAGAAACCGGAATCCAGAACGAAATCCGTAACGCGCTGGCGGGGCACTGCATGCTGTTCCGGGCGAACGTCGGTACGGCGTGGACGGGGAACGACATCAAGCGACTGCCTGACGGGTCCATTTTGATCCGCGATCCGCGCCCGTTCAGCACGGGGCTGCCGCCCGGCTTTTCGGACCTGTTCGGGCTGGTGACGGTTGAAATCACGCCGGAAATGGTGGGGCAGAAGTTTGCGCAGTTCCTGGCGGGCGAAGTGAAGACGGCGACGGGCCGCAAGCGCAAGG